GACTGGTCGCCAAGACAATATCATGCCATTTATGGCTAGATCCGCGTACAGTCCCAGGTCCGATGCAATCGTTTCGGAGGAGGCCGCCGGCCACAACGTCCCCGTCTTTTGTCGCATAGTCGTAACCGAGTTCCGGAGTTCCGTAGCCGCGCACAACGTTTGGGTGACAACCGTCCACATCGAAAACACGGACATTTCTTGAGCTAAACTTCCGTTCGAACATGAAGAAAGCATGGAGATGAGTTCCCCCATCAGCGTGACGCTCTCGTCCAACGATGCATTCAGCTCCCATTCGTCCAAGGTGCTCGACCACATGGTCAGGGGACAGTCCTCCGGATTGGGCATATGTAAGTAGTCCATATTTAGCGTCGAATCGAAAGGTCATGTGAGTGACGCCAGGTGGTGGTTAATGTTATACCACCACCAGCACAGCGGCAGCGGCAGTGCTATAAATATGAGTGCCCTCCCCGCTTTTGCCCTTCTCGCTATCCCCAAGATTTCTATATTAAATGCCTCAACAAAAGTCATCCAATATATTGGACCCACTTTTACCCCGCACCAATGGCCTATCGGAGAGCTACACGTCGGTCCTCGTATCGGCGCCCCGCTCGGAAGTCCCGTTATGGACGCAAGTCCAGAAAAGTCACACGCTCCGTCCGTCGCCCAAGAAGGAGAATCTCCACGAAGAGTATTCTCAACAAGACCTCTCAAAAAAAGAGGGATAATATGTTGTCGTATACCAATACGTCAGCCGAGAACCCGTTTGGAAACGATTTTGTGTTAGGGGGCGCAGTCATGCGTTTCCCCCTAGGCCAAGTCAACCCGCAGGAGTTTGTCTTCATCTACAATGCCACCGGACGCCCTTCCGAGAATTCCACCGGTCAACGTGGGTCCAAAATGGACACGTCACTCCGCACGTCGGAGACTATCTTTGCGGTTGGTCTCAGGGAGCGAATCACGCTCGAGACTAATAATGCAGCCCCATGGGAATGGCGTCGCATTTGTTTCACCAGTAAGGATGATTACGGTGAGGCAGACCCCGATACGTCCAAGTACATGCGCCGTACATCCAATGGAATGGTCCGCCTTCTGTCCGCCCAGGAGACCCCCACTTATCTAAATGATGAGTTGTTCGAAGGCGAGCGCAATGTCGATTGGCTCTCCCCTCTCACTGCCCCAATTTCCCAAAAGGATGTTTCCGTTAAGTATGATCGCCGGACGATCATTAAATCCACCAATAATAGCGGTACGATAAGGAACGTCAAGCTGTGGCACAACATGCGCCACAATGTTGTTTACGAAGGAGAACAGTCCGGCGAATCAATGGTCGACTCAGCCGTCTCGGTTAGTGGACGTGCCGGAATGGGGAATTATTATATCATGGATATATTCCGTAAACATGGGGCCAATGACGACCAGTCTACCCTAACCTTCACCCCCGAGTCCACCTTCTACTGGCACGAGAAGTGAGCGGGTTAGCTCCACTATCTCGCAGTTGCCTAGCAGCCATGCAACGTCGGCGTTTTTGTCGTCTAACGGGTTAGAGTTAGACAAGTATATAGCCGGCCTCCCCCACTTAATCAATTTTTTTCCCTTGTATTTGTCCGTCGCATAAAACTGATTCTGGCACCCTAGCCAGAACTTGTATGAATGAAAGTATTCCAGTCCACCCTGCATGTCGTCGAAAACAGCATACTCGACGCCATCGATTGACTCATCAAGACTGAAGAGGCCCCCGAAATAGGCATGGTTGCCTAGGGACCGTGCCCAGACAGTCTTACCCAATCGAGTATCTCCGTACAGGATCAAGCTTCGTCGTCTGACTCCACCTATAAACAGTCAGCATTGAATCACACCTTGCACGGGGGATTTGTTCGGTGTCGTGGGAACCCGGAGGGTGCCCCGACAAATCCCCGTGCTAAAGGCAACGCTCCTGCCAAATCAATCTATACCTAAGATCAGAAATAGCCCCGCAGGGACGTGGCGTACCTTGATTTCTGCCTCCCGCAACATTGACCTGAAACCAGTCACGCAGCTCTCGTGTTGCGTCCTCATCAAATTCCAGTTCGCTAGGATGTTCGTACGGCACGGGCGACGGCCGGAACCTCCAGTCAGCGTAGGCCTTAAGGGAGTTAAAGGAGCAGCAAAGTGCCCTCGGCTCCAGTTCCGCGCACAACGCAAAAAACTCATCTCGACTGGTCGCCAAGACAATATCATGCCATTTATGGCTAGATCCGCGTACAGTCCCAGGTCCGATGCAATCGTTTCGGAGGAGGCCGCCGGCCACAACGTCCCCGTCTTTTGTCGCATAGTC